TGCAGTAAAAAGCGCAACGGGCGCGGATGATTTTGATTTTCCTTTAGATCCCCAGTGAGGTTTGACGTGTTATGGATGCATCCACCACCGCACTACTCATTACCGCCATCGGGGGGTTTCTGATGGGCGCCGCTGCCCTGGTGAACACCTTTATCGGGCGGCGGCATACTGCAGCCATGACGCATGCGCAAGAGGCTGATGCGTCTCAAAGCATCCAGGAGGCAGCAACTGCCCTGGTGCAACCGTTGACTGACCGGATTGCCAAGCTTGAGACGCGTCAGACGTTATTGGAGCGGCAGCTGCAGAGCGCCCTGGCGCGGGTGAACCACCTGACTGATGGCATTCGAATCCTGGTGAAACAGATTCGCGACCATGGCGATTGCCCGAACTGGATGCCTGGAGATTGGAAACTACCTGAATGAGCCTGATGGCATATCGTCCCAGTGGGACTGAGCGTGACCTGACCGATCAGCTGGAGGCGTTGAAGCGACTCAACCGCCGCCGGTTTGATTATGTATTGATCAGGTCGCGCACTGATTCTATTGAGGCAACGTTGGCTGAGATGGGCGTGACCAAGGGGTGGTACTACCAGTTCACCCTGGAAGAGCGGGTTGAGTTGGAGCGGTTGGCAGATGAGCTGCACTACGAGCAAGGGGTGGCAGCGCTTTACGCGTTGATTGACAATTCGCGCAAGGCTGCCCAGGTGTTGGCGGCATCGTTGGATTCTATCAGTGAGAAGGTCCGGCTGGACGCGGCACGGGATATCCTGGACCGCGTGTTGGGCAAAGCCAAACAGCCGGTGGAAAACGAGATGGGCGGGTCAGTGACCATCAACGTGGAGTATGGGGATGGGCATGATCGCCCGGACGAGTAAGGGCAAGGCAAGCCGCACATTAACAATTCGTTTGCCGAGGCTGCACGATAAACAGGTCGAGATACTGAGTAAGGCGGGGCGGCGGAATGTGCTGAGGTGTGGACGCCAGTTTGGAAAGACCACACTCAGTCAGACGTTGATCATCGAGCCGGCGCTGAAAGGTTTGGAGGCGCGGTATTACGCACCGACACACAAGGCGCTGGCAGATACCTGGCGGGATATCCGGGAGATTGTGGATCCGATTGTCAAGCCGGGCGGGAAGAGCGAGGTTGAACATCGGCTGGAGCTGTTGACCGGCGGGGTGATTGAGATGTGGTCACTGGATGACCCGGACGCATCTCGCGGAAGGCACTCATCCCGGGCGGTGATTGACGAGGCGGCATATCTCCCACAGCTGGCGTATTCGGTGGATTTTGTCATCCGGGCAACGTTGCTGAGGTATCACGGTGACTTGTGGCTACTCAGTACCCCTAAGGGACTGAATGACTTTTATCGATTGAGCAAGCGTACGGGTTGGACGTCACTGCATTACACCACCTATGACAACCCGTACATCGATAAAAGCGAGCTGGACCAGTTGCAGAGCGATATGCCGGAGCGGGCATTCAGGCAGGAAATCATGGCCGAGTTTATAGAGAACGGCGGATTTTTCCAGAAGGTTGACCAGGCTGCGGTGGTGCTGGAGCGGGATAAGCCGGAAGACCATGCCGGACACACGTTTGTAGCAGCATGCGACTGGGCTATGAGTGAGGATTACACGGTGGTGGTGGTTGGATGCCGGGAGTGCGGCCGGGTGGTGGACTGGGAGCGTTTCAATCAGATGGATTACACCTACCAGAGGGCCAAAGTGATTGACCTGTACCGGAAATGGGATTGCCAGGGGATTTTGCCAGAGCGCAACAGCATCGGGCAGCCAAACATTGAGATGCTGAGCGCGGATGGGTTGTGGGTGATGCCGGGAGTAGATGGGGCGCCGGGTTTTGTGACCAGCGCAACCACCAAGCCGATGTTGGTGCAGGGATTGGCCGGGGCGCTGGAGCATGGCGGTTTTCAGGTGCCTGAGGCGGCGGCAGACGAGCTACGAGGTTTTGAGGTGTTGAGTATGGCGAGCGGGCACTTACAGTTTAGGGCGCCAAGCGGCGAGCACGATGATTGGGTGATGGCGCTGGCGTTGTTGTGGAATGCGATGACAAATGTCCGACCGTTGGTACTGTTTGGAGTGAACTGATGCAGAGCTATAAAACATTGACTGCGTTTCCAGAGTGGGCGGCCAGATTGACAGACGGTGATTCATCGTCTCTTGGCGGTTCGGCTGCCGCTTACCAGGCGGTGCCATTAGTCTACCGGGCGTTGAATTTACGCATGGCAGCATTGAGCGCCGTGCCATTTCGATTGTTAGACGGCGATCAGGAAATCAAGTGGGATGACAAGTTTTATACCCCACTGAAGACGTTGCTGAGATGGACTGAAGCGAGTTTGATGCTGACCGGATCCGCGTACTGGCTGCACCTGGATAAGGGCAACCGGCGATTGGGCGCCCAGTGGCTGAATCCATACACCATCCAGAAGGTTGCCAAACAGAGCAAGGATGTGACGGGTGTGACAACCGAGGTGACCTATTTCCAGCAAACGGGCACGGTGAAACTGGGACCATGGAGCGAAGACCAGGTGACCCATTTCCGGACATTCAATCCGCGGGATGACCTGGTGGATGGGATTGCACCCGCCCAGGTTGCCATGCAGTCCGCTGACCTGATGTATTACATGAAGCGGTTTGCTACCCGGTTCTTTGAGGGCGGGGCAATGCCGATCACCATTTTGGGGATTGAGGGCAACCCACAAGCGCAAGAAATCAAAGCGGTTGAAGGGTTCTTCCGGCGCATGGCGGTGGGTGTACGCAATGCATTCAATGTGTTGGGGCTGCGTGGGTCCATCAAACCGACCGTGATTACTCCTGAGTTGAACACCCTGGCAATGCCAGAGCTACGACAGCAGGCGCTAGAGGATGTATGTCACGCGTTTGGTATTCCCCAGACGATGCTGACAGATGCCGCTAATTACGCTACTGCAGCCGAGCATCGCCGGTCATTTTACGAGGAAACCATCAATCCTGAGGCGGATTGGATTGCTGAAACGATTACGAGCCAATTCCTGGAGCCTACCGGATTGAAGTTGGAGGCGCACCCGGAAGAGATGGACATCTTCCAGGAGGATGAGGCACAACGAGCTGGCAGTGTGGCAGCGCTGACCGCGGCTGGGATTGACCTGGTGACGGCACTGGAAGTGTTGGGGTATGAGCTGAGTGAAGAGCAATGGGATCGGGTGAAGGCGGGCGCGAACACACCCGAGCCAGTGAGTGATGACCGTTCTGAACCTCAGCAACAGGATGATGAACCGGACGAGATGGAAGCCGAGATGAGGCGCTGGAAACGCAAGGCGCTGAAGGCAGTGAGCAAGGGCAAGAGCGCCGCGGTGCCATTTGAAACGGAGGTGATCCCCACTCTTGAGTGCGAACGGATTGCCAAAGCACTCACCAACGCTGAGACAGCGGAGGACGTGAAGCGGGTGTTTGACATGTCCGTTGATACTGAGTATCTGGCGGCTGAATTGCGGCGAGCGAACGATTTATTGAGTGAGGTACTGGGTGTTGAGTGAAGTGCAGCGGGTCACGTTGGGGATTACTGCCCTGGCTGAGGAGTTGAAACGAGCCGGGCGTGACCGGCGTGAACCGAAACGGCGTGAGAAGTTAGTGTTGGAGGAGCGTATCCGGAGAGCACTGCAGCGGCGATTCCGCCGGCAGCGCGCAAAGTTGGAGGCGTATCTGCAGACTCTCCCGCGGGTGAAGGATTACATGCTACCGCTGGACCTGTTTGATGACGAGGAAAACGGTGAGCTGATCAGGTTGATGCTGAAAGGCGCGGCGGGTGGTGTTGAGCAGTTCGCTGAGACGGTATCGGTTGGGTATGACTGGTCAATGGTGAACATGAGCGCGGCGGAATGGGCGGCAAATGCGGTGGGTGAGCTGATCAAGGCGATTGATGAGGTGACCCGCAAAGCCATCCAGAAGGCAATCGAGCTGTTTATCACCACACCGGGCATGACCATCGGGGATGTGATGGGCGCATTGCCGTTTGGGGAAGAGCGAGCGCGGACGATTGCGGTAACTGAGATCACCCGGGCATATGCGCAAGGTCAGCTGATGGCGGGCGAGGATTTACGAAAAGCCTACCCGGATGTGAAGGTGACTAAGGTTTGGAATACGAACGCGGATGATTTTGTGTGTGACATTTGCGGTCCGCTGGATGGTGCAGAGGTTGGGCTGGATGAGCAATTTGAAGGCGGAATAGACGAGCCGCCGGCGCATGTGAATTGTCGGTGTTGGATGCAGACGAGGACGCGAATATGAGCACCGAGGTGTTGATTGACATCCGTGGAGCCGAGGCGTTTGCCAGGGCGTTGAAGGATTTTCGGGATGACGCCATGCAAACGGTGACGGCAGCTGGACGCGAGGCTGCAGCGCATGTGATTGGCCAGGTGGGTTTGCAGCGCTATCCCCCGGCGGATGGGGCGAATGCACCGGGGCGTGTGCGCGGGATGGTGCGATTGGCATGGTACAAGCGCGGAATTGGCACCCAGGTGCCTGTCCGGGATGGCGGTTACAAGAGCCTGGACAATTCCGAGCGGTACGGGACACAGTTCACCACCGCGACGAATGGGCTGAATGTGGTGATTGGCAACCGGGCGAGTTATGCCATGTGGTTGGGTGGGAATGACCAATCCAAGCGGATGGCAGCGCGAGGTTGGCGCCGGTTGAGTGATGTGGTGACTGAACAGATTGACGAGATCACCCGGATTTATAACGCATGGATTGACCGGTTGATCAAACAGAAAGGATTGTGATATGGCAGATGAAACAAAAGCATTTGAGGTAAGCGGCGCGGATACCGTGAAGGCACTGCCGGGGGGTATGGTTGGCGGTTATCTTGTAAGGTTTTCGGGTCCATCCGATCCGGATTTGAGCGGCGATTTCTTTGACGCCAAAACGGATGTGGGGGTTGAGAGCGGATCCAGTGTGCCTGTGTACTATCACCATGGGTTTGATGAGACGATGAAGACGCGCAAGATTGGCAAGGGCACCGTCCGGATTGATGATGTGGGCGTGTGGCTGGAGGCGCAACTGAACCTGAGGGATGAGTATGAACAGGCGATTTATGACCTGGCAAAACAGGGCAAGTTGGGTTGGTCGAGCGGGGCAGCTGGTCACCTGGTGGAGCGTGAGCCAGTTGGGAAGGCAATGCACATCAAAACATGGCCGATTGCTGAGGCGAGTTTGACGCCGTGCCCAGCGGAGCCGCGGAATGAGGCGGAGGCGAAGGCGGTTGAAACCCCTGACACAGAAGAGGACCCATCACCCGAAATCAACCCTCACCCTACCCTCTCCCATGAGGGAGAGGAGGATAAGGAAGACAGTTTACAGGAGAAGGCGGAAGAGCCGAAGGCAGACGGAGAGGCCGGCGAGGTAATCGCGTCTGCA